TGGAAGAAGTTACCTAAAGAAGAAAGGACACCGGAGGAGACAGCACACGAGTGCGCCTACCGATGTGATGATGGAAGCTTCGGCCTTCCCATCGATGCCTTCAAGAAAGCTGTGACATCAGCAGCACACACCGATGATGGCGTGGCAAAGACTGTAATCAGAAAAGCTTTGTTTGTTCTTCCTCATGACAAGTCTGGCAACGTACCTCTTGTCTATGATTCAGAGCCAGTTGTTACTGAGGACAAAGTGACGGTAGGTCGAGGGGCAACTGACCTTCGGTATCGACTTTATTTCCATGACTGGTCAGCAGTCTTCACCATAGACATTGACACCACTCAGCTAAATGTTCAGGACGTTGTGACGCTTGTTCAGAGAGCAGGATACGGTGTTGGTATTGGTGACTGGAGGCCACAAAGGGACGGAGACAAAGGTCGTTTTGAAGTTGATACCACTCAAGGCATCAAACAACTTGACATGGTTACTAACGAAGTTGTTTCAGAGGTAGTGTGATGGAGAAAGCAAGTTGGAGAAAAGGCTCTAGGTTTACAAAGATAGATCCTGATCTAGCCTATGCTGAGATGGAATCCATCAGAGAAGAAGAGGGTCAGCTAACCGCTGACCTGCTTCTTGACAAAGCAAGGGATGGTTCTAACGTCCTTCATTCTGCATTTGAATGGAACGACTCAAAAGCAGGGCATATGTATCGCAAGCAACAAGCGATGCAGATGATCAAGTCTATTGAGATTGTCGTAGAGGAACTTCCTCAAGAAGAAAAAACCATCAAATACTGGCAAATTGTTAAGGAAGAAGAAGCACCTGTTAAAACTTATGTTTCAAAAGAAGAGGCTTTGGCAGATCCAGAGTCTAGAGCCAAGATGGTTCTTAGTGCATACAAAGAACTTAGAAACTTTAGGAAGAAGTACAAAGAACTGCATGAGTTAAATGCATTTCACGATCTTATTGATTCTTTAGTTCCAGATTAACCTGGCAGGCGTGGCGCGGAGAGTTCCGGTAGGGTCAGGTAAGGTAAGGTAAGGTATGGCAGTAGGGGCAAGGCACGGAGCGGTATGGTCGGTAGTGGTATGGCGAGGTTTGGTTTGGCAGGCATGTCGGGGAATGTCGGGGTGGGGTGCTGTGGGGTGAGGTTTGGCTAGGTATGGCAGGACTGGCGCGGCGAGGCGTGGATAGGTCTGGTACGTTGCGGTGAGGTGAGGTATGGCAGGCGAGGCGTTGTTCGGAGAGTCGAGGTATGGTCTGTTAAGGAGAGGTAGGGTTTGGCAGGCATGTCGGGGAGTGGCGCGGTTAGTTGGGGTAAGGTCTGTTACGGTGAGGTAGGGTTTGTTTGGGCAAGGCATGGTTAATTTATTTGAAAAATACAGGAGGTTTATATGTCAGACATTATGGAACTAACAAAAGAACAAGAACAATTTGTTCTCGACTTTACGGATAAGCTTCATGAGTTTATTTGTAACTCAGAGGACGATGAATTGGGATATGACTACCCAACTCTTATTCAAGAGGTGGTTGGGTTCTCAGTTTACTATGCGTATCTGCATGCAGAAAACCCAGATCAAGTCACCTTTGCTCTTGGCAAACTTAAACAACTGGCTATCAAAGACAGATCAAATAATGAGGAGGTAGAGATACACTAGATGGAACTCAGAAACTACCAGAAAAAAGCCATGAACAAGGCTCTCTGTTGGTTCGAAAAAGAAACAAGCTACCCCCTAATCGTATTACCGACAGGGGCAGGGAAGACAGTGGTCTTTGTATCAATGATACGAGATCTATATCTTCAAGATCCTAGCAAGCGATTTCTAATTCTAGCCCACCGACAGGAGCTCATCACTCAAGCGAAAGACAAACTCTTATCTGTTTGGCCAAATGCGCCAGTGGGCATACTCGCTGCTAGTCTCAAGGAGTTTGACAGCACAGCGCCCATCGTCATCGCAAGTCGGGATACCCTAGCTTCTAGGACAAGACTAGAGAAAAGCCCACCTTTTGACTACATCATCATTGATGAAGCACACCATGTCGGAACAGAGAGGCGATCCCGATATCGGAAGATCATTGATCACTTTGAAGAGATTGGTTGTCCCAAGATCATGGGCGTGACAGCTACGCCATATCGTATGGGGCAAGGCTACATCTATGGTATGGATGACCATGTCTTTGGTGGAGTGGCACATCGAGCCCCGATCACAGAACTTATCAAGGACGGTTACCTGTGCAGGTTATCTGCATACAAGGTGGCTGACGATGCCATCATTGATGCATCTCAGGCACGGCTCAAGTTTAAGAACGGTGACTATCGTGAGTCTGATCTAGAGAAACTAGCCATGGTGGATCAGACCATCATTGCAATCGTCAATGACTGGATTGACAAGGCGTACACCAAAGGCAGAACCAGCAGTGTGTTCTTCTGTGTCTCTGTTGAACACGCCCACAAGATGAACCGTTATCTTCTGGACCACGGTATCAAGTCAGCTTGTGTGACCGGAGAGACACCCACCGATGAGAGAGAAGAGATTCTTCAATTGTTTGAGGAAGGAAGGATCAATGCATTGTGCAACGTGGCCGTGTTAACTGAGGGGTGGGATGCACCCAGGACAGACTGCATTGCATTGCTCAGACCCACCAAGTCGCTTGGTTTATACGTTCAGATATGTGGGCGTGGCATGAGACCATGGGGCGAGGAAAAAAAGAACTGCATGCTTTTAGACTATGGTGGGAACATGCATCGCCATGGGTGCATAGACGTTGCGAGGCCAGAGCGTAACAAGCGTGATGAAGAGCTAGGCAATGAAAAGCCTAAGATCTGGATCTGCGATGAGTGCTTGGCGGTCAATGACATGGACTACAAGAAGTGCATAGAGTGTGATGCGAGTAAACCTGCACCGCCTCCTCCGCTTCAGATCGTAGAGTCAGTCAAAGAAACTGAGGCATCGGAGACTACCATCGCTGCGCAGGGCAATGTTTTATCTGATGAGATGGCAGAAGAAGCGCCAGTTAGAGAAAGGTCAGAGTCTGTTGAATGGGTTCGGGCTGAGAGCGCCATATCTAAAAATGGCAATCAGTATTTGAAGGTTATGTTCAAAAGCAAAGAGAACTATTGGCCATACAGCACTGCGCTTATGCTCAACATGCGAGGTAAGCCTGCTGAGATAGCTAGAAAGAAATGGAAAATCATGTCAAAGAACAAGCCTTATCCAGGCGATATAGATGACGCTGTAAGAGCAGTGAATGATTATGGATTATTTAGGGAGATCAAACGTGTCAACATTAGAAAAGAAGGAAAATATTGGAATGTCATCGGAGTCGGTTTTTGATGAGATAGATCAGCAGATCTCTGATCAGAATGATCCTTATCGCACACACCTTGGGTTTAGCGTGATCGGTGATGACGATGAGAGGAAAGGGTGGCTGTCTTATCACTGGTCGCTTCCCTCATCATTTGAAGGCAGAATGCTGCGACTCTTCGATCTGGGCAACCGGATTGAGGACCAAGTGGTGGACAACATAGCCAACACCACCGTCATGCAAGTGTCTGCACTGGACAATCAAGGCAATCAATACCGTGGATCTATCTTGGGTGGCCATGTGGGTGGGGCATGTGATGGATTCCTTCGCAACGTCCCTGGCTTTGATGAAAACAAAATATTTTTGCTTGAGGTTAAATCGGCTAACGATAAACGATTTAAAGAACTCAAGAAGATACAAGACTATCAGGGATGGTCCAAGACTTACCAGTGGCAGATACACTGTTACATGGGGCTCTTCAATGTCGATAAGACCATGGTGATTGTGGTCAACAAGA